CGTAGAGGTGTTTTGCCCAGCCACTAGGTTTGACATCAGCTTAAGGCCGTCGGCTGAGCGTCCAGTGCATTGCGATGCCACTACGATGGCCGCGACGCACTTTGATTGGAAGATGAGGTCGTTGTGGAGTTCAGAGCCGTGGTGGGGCAGAACGTGGGTTAGGCTGCGTGACGCCGACTCGATGCGTGCCATGGCCGTCTGCAGGTCGAAGTTCGTGGCGACCGCGCTCCCCACGAGGTTCGCCGTCAAATTGAGGTCGATCTCGACCTGCTCACTCGACAGCGTTATGGGGAGGCGGCCAACCGCGAAGGCGACCAGGCAGGCGGCCACGTTGAAGACAGAATGAATGTCTGACAAGCTAGCGGTGCGTGCAGTAGTTAGAGAAACAGGTCGAAGAAGAGGAACATACGAATTCCGGGGATCCAGGGTCAATTCCATTCGTTTAGCTAGGTAACTTCGCTTCGAGTCCGCATCTGCGGTCCAAAGGTCAATTTGCCTGTCAAGCTCTTCGAAGGTCTGAGCGCCAGCCAGATCGGGGAAGGCGGCGCGTGCCAGGTGCGCTTCACCGGTAATGTGCTCCGGGAGGACCTGAACGCGCGCCACGCAGTTCGGTGTGGTAACAATGTCGAATATGTTTCGTGCGTCCTCGACCAACTGGGTGATGGTGAGGCGGTAGTTTTTGCGAACGTAAGAGTGAAAAGCCAAGACTTTGTCTTTCACTTTCGGCTCGGTGCTAGCGAAGATGACCGGTTGCATAAAGGTGTCTTTCATTTGCTCAAATCCATCAGAGAGGTCGTCAATATTGATGGCTGTGTTGACACGAACTTCTTTGTCACTGGTTATGTCGGCGAACTGCGCAAACTGCGCAGCCCACTGGTTGGCCTGCAACTTAAGGTTCTTTGTATGCTTCGCGATCTGTTGGTCCAGCTCTTTTTGCTCCTGAGCGGCCTTCTGCTTCGCAGCTTCGTCGTCCAGGGCGCGAGCTTCAAGCTGCAGCTTCCTGGCGGCATTCCGGCTCGACACGGCCTTCTTAGGTCCGCTCCCCGCGAGCACGGAGGTAGGTTTGTGTTGTTTCTTCGCATCAGCGCAGGAAAGGCTGCTGGGGTGCGGCAAGCGACAGTGAGGACACTCCTTCTTTCTACCGTCAAGCCATTCTTTCACATACGCGTCATTGGCGGTTGTTGTTGT